AGGAATTTGTATGATTACACTTAACACATTACTGACAACTGACAACTTACAAGAAGAACAAGACTATATAGAAGTAAACGTAATAGCTCTGTCTTCTGTATGTGTTGCAAGAAGATACGGCAATCTCTGTTTTCCAGATGAGTTATTACAACAAAAAGCAGAAGATTTAGCTGGTAAACCTGTTTTGTTGGATCATAAATGGGAAGTTGGGAGTGTAGTCGGTGTAGTTAAAGAGGCTTTCTATCAAGAAGGGAAAATAATTGCAAAATTGCAGATAATTAGAGCTGGAAATGAAAAGCTTATAAATCTATTAAAAATGAACCCAAGACCAATCACAGATGTATCGGTTGGCATCACATTAGAGACTGAAAAATTAGAAGACAACAAATACATCGTTAAAAATATGTCATTTAAAGAGATTAGCTTTGTTTTTGAAGGAGCTGATAAGAACGCAAAAGTATTATTTGAAGCTGACACGAAAGACTACAAGAACTGGTGGGATGACCCAGAACTTAGAGATAAAGCACCAAGAGATTATTTCTTAGACCCATCAAATAAGACATATCCTTACCGCACTTGGGAAGGCGAAATATCTTGCGATAGATTACAGGCTGCAATGTCTTTAGCAAGTCTTCACGGACACAGCAGAGTATATGCAAGAGCTAAAAATATTTATGAAAATTACTGTCAAGGAGGTAAAAATGTTAGAAAAAATTGAGATGCTGTCAAAAGAAGAGTTAGTTGATGCTGTAAGAACATTAGAAGTAAAGCTATCAGCGTTAGAGAAAGAGAATGAAGAACTAAAAGCACTTGCTGAGATTGGAAAGAAATACGAAGAGCATTTAAAAGCAGAAGCAGCTAAGCTTGTGAAAATTGTCGAAGGTGAAAAATCAGCTTATCTGAAATTGATTGAAAAAGCAGATGTAGATACTCTTGCTGAAATTATAGAAGAACACAAAGCAAAAGCAACTGAAAAATTGCAGCCTTCAAGCGTTCAAGCAAAAGTAGAAGAAAAAATTGACTTAGAAAAAATGAGCTATGAAGATTTAGTTAAGTTGTCTGAAAAATTCAAGAAGGAGGTCGTATAAATGCCTACAATCACAGGAACAACTAACCCAGAATTATTCCCACAATACTATGAAAAAAAAACTGCTGCAGTATGTAAAACAAAACTTACCTGCATTGGATTACGGACAAAAGTTCTCTATGCCACAGAATAGCGGTAGAGTGGCAGTATTTACAAGATTTGCACCGCTTTCAATTACAACAACACCTATTACATTCCAACCAACACCTGCGACAGGAGCAAGCTTATCAGCTCAACAGGTAAGCGTTTCAATAGAAGAGTATGGAAACTACATTGATTTAGATGATTTCACAAACATAACATCATTTGCTCCGCTAATGGATGTTTCGATTGACAGATTGGCTTATAACGCTAAACAATCATTACACGCTGTAGCAATGAACGAGCTTACAGCTGGAACGAACGTTGTTTACGCTGGCGGAGCATCAGCCAGAAGTGGATTAGATGGAACTAAAAAACTAACAAAAGCAGAAATCAGACAAGCTGCAACACTCTTAAAAAGAAATGATATACCACCATTCCAAGACGGTTATTATGTTTGCTTTATTCACCCAGATAAAGTTGCTGACTTATTCACAGACCAAGAGCTTATCTCGTTATCAATGGCAAGAAAAGAGCCAATTGCACAGGGCTATATTGGTGAATTGTATGGAGTTAGATTTATTGAGACTACAGCAATGCCAATTGTTTCAAACGGAAACAATGCTACACCAGCTGATGTGTATCAAACCATCATCGTCGGAGCAAATGGATACGGAATTGTTGACTTAGATGGCAACACATTACAAACCATTTACAGCAATGTTGACAAGATGGGAAGAGTAAAAACAGTTGGTTGGAAAGCTTACTTTGCAGTTAAAAGATTGTATGAACCAGCTATCGTAAGAATTGAATCTAACTAAAAAGGAGTGGAGCATGAAAGTATTTGTTAAAGAAGCTACTCAAGTTTGGATAAATGGTAAAGAATATCAAATCCAAGCAGGACTTAGAGATGTGGATGACAACGTAGCATTGATTCTTATTGAAGCAAAAAAGGCTGAAAAAGTAGAAGAAGAAGATAAGAAGAAGAAATAATGATCACGATTGATGATTTAAAAGCTTTTGTAAATGATAGCTCTTTTCCAGACAACATACTGCAAAATTGCATAGATATAGCTATTAATAGAGCTAAAAAGTTATTAAACACAGACACACTACCAGCAACGCCAGAAGTGAGAAAAGCTTTACTCCTTCTGGCTGCATCTGAACTTGCGACAAATGTAAACATGTACTGGAAAAGAGCTGAAAATCATCAAACAATGAACGTTAAAAATATGATTGCAGAAGCTGAAAGACTTTTAAATCTTATTCCAAGGGCAAGTGTAGTATGGCAAAAGATTTAAAAGATTTGGAAAGATTTTTAGAAAGCTTGCCTGCAAAATTGCAGGAAGCTACCGAGTTAACACTGCAGAAATCAGCTTTAGAGATTGAGCAGAGATTAAAAAAACAGTTCCAAAGTGAAGGTGAAGCGTACGGCGAAGAATGGCAGCCTGTCAAACAAAAATATCTGCAATGGAAAAGAAGACAAGGATACTCAGAGAAGACATTACACAAAACAACTACATTATCTCAATCATTTTCAAGTGTAGTGATGCCGTTTGAAGCAAGAATTGGGACTGAAATACCATATGCAATCTTTCATGAAATTGGAACAAGAAATATGCCAGCAAGACCATTT